CAAGGCATTGAATTTGTGGTCCACACCATGCGGCCCTGGCTGGTTTTGTGGGAAGAAGAGCTGGAACGGGCGCTTTTGCGGTCCGATGAGCGGGAAGAATACTTTTTCCAGTTCGACGTTGACGCCCTCATGCGCGGGGACATTCAAAAGCGATACGCCGCCTATGCAGTGGGCAAGCAGTGGGGCTTTCTCTCAACAAACGATATCCGCGACAAGGAAAACCTTAACCCCGTGGACGATGGCGACCTATACATGGTGCCGTTGAATATGATCCCGGCCAAAGATGCCGGGAAGCTGCCTAAATCGGTCAAAGAATTGAAGGAAGCGCAATTATCAGGGCTTCAGAGGCGGGATAATGGAGCCTAAACGAGAGACCGCCACCCTCCCGAAGCACGAAACCCGTAAGAAACCGGGGACTAAGGTGGCAAAAAAAGAGCGAGGACCGGACCATGCAACCAAAAATTGAGCGCCGAAATTACGCCGCAACCGAGCTAAGGGCCGTCACGGAAGACGACGGCAAGCAGAAAATAGTCGGATACGCCGCCGTTTTTAACTCTCTTTCTGAGGATTTAGGCGGATTTAGGGAGAAAATAGCGCCCGGCTGCTTTGCGCGGGCGTGCAAGGACGGCGACGTAAGGGCGCTGAAAAACCATAACTCCGACTATGTGTTCGGCCGGACTAAATCCGGCACGCTCCGGCTTGCCGAGGACGCGCACGGGCTAAGGATCGAGTGCACGCCGCCCGATGCTCAGTGGGTCAAGGACATGATGGCCAGCATCGACAGGGGCGACATCGACCAAATGAGCTTTGGCTTCCGCACGCTGACCGACGAGTGGAACCTTGTTGACGGCGAACACGTTCGGACCCTGGTTGACGTGGAGCTTTACGATGTTTCGCCGGTTACCTTCCCGGCTTACCCGGAAACAACAGTGGGGCTCCGGTCCCTGGAGATATGGAAGCAAGCGGCAGCGCCGGCGGACAGCACCCGCACCGACGTCATGAGAAAAAGACTCGAACTTAAAACCAAAATTTCAGGAGGTGCCAGAACATGAATGAAAAAATCAGGAAACTCTTAGCTGAGAGAGCCAAAATAATCACGGATCAGCGGGCATTGCTGGACAAGGCGGACGCTGAAAAGCGCTCCATGACGGCCGACGAGACCACGAATTATGAGGCCATGGACGCCCGATTTGACGCCATAGACAAGGAAATCGAGCGGGAAAAGAAGCTGGACGAGCGGTCCAAAACCGTGGCCACTCCCGCAGATCCCTTCAAGCCCACGCCCGACGCGCAGGCGGGCGAAACCCGGACCGTCGAGTACCGCAAGCAGAAAATTACGCTGCCAGCCAACGCCGACGTTCAGGAACGCGCCTTTAACACCTTTTTGACAAGGGGCCTTGCGGCTGTGGCGGCAGAGGAATTGCGGGCACTACAGGCGGACGCCGATATTTACGGCGGCTTTCTCGTGGCACCTCAGCAGTTTGTGTTGAAACTGATCCAGGCCATAGACAATGAGGTCTTTATCCGGGGCCTGGCGACCGTTTACCCCGTGACCAAGGCCGAAAGCTTGGGCGCTCCCTCACTGGATAATGACCCCGGAGATCCCACATGGACGGCGGAAATTGCCACAGGTTCGGAAGACAGCACGATGTCTTTCGGCAAGCGCGAACTGACCCCGCACCCGCTGGCCAGGCTGATCAAGGTGAGTGAAAAGCTGCTCCGCGTATCAGCCATGGACGTGGAATCCCTCCTCATTGCCCGCCTTGCCTATAAGTTCGCGGTTGTGGCCGAGAACGCCTACCTGAACGGCACCGGCAGTAATCAGCCCATGGGTGTATTTACGGCGGCAACGGCCGGGTTCGGGATCAGCACTTCCCGCGACGTTTCTACCGGCAACACCGCGACGGCCTTCACCACAGACGGGCTCATGGAGGCGCTGTACAGCCTCAAAGCGCAGTATCACAAAACCGCAACCTGGATTTTCCACCGGGCGGCAATCAAGATGCTGCGGAAACTCAAGGACGGCGAGGGGCAGTACATCTGGAACCCCGACATCAAGGGCGGACAGCCCGACATGATCCTCGGGCGGCCCTATAAGATGAGTGAATACTGCCCGAGCACGTTCACGGCGTCGCAGTATGTCGGCATCATCGGCGACTTCTCGCAGTATTGGATAGCCGACGCCCTCAGCATGAGAGTGCAGCGGCTCAACGAGCTTTACGCGGCAACCAACCAGGTGGGCTTTATCGGCCGGCTGGAAAGTGACGGCATGCCGGTACTGGAAGAGGCTTTTGCCCGCGTGAAGCTGGGGACCTGATACGGATAAAATAAGAAATGGCGGGGAGCAACCCCCGCCTTACCGAACATAAGGAGGCAAGGGTTATGAACCTTTCAAAACAAGTAAAAATTGATCAGGTGCTCGGCTACTACGCGGCCGGCACGACCAAGAGAACCTCTGACATCCTGGACATGGCCGGCTATGACGGCGTTTGTTTCGTCGCGGGCCTTGGAACCATAATCGAGGCCGGAACCGTTGACGTTTACCCGGAGCAGAACACAGCCAACAGCGCCAGCGGCATGGCGGAAATGGCCGGGACCTCGGCCTATACCATCACGGCAGCAGCGGCGGCCCTCACAAAGTCCTGCATCATTGTGGACATCTACAAGCCCCTGGAGCGGTACATCCAGTGCAACATCACCCCGGCAGCGCAGAACGCCGTGATCTTGGGCATTGTTGCGATCAGGTACAAGGGCAAGATGGGGCCAGAAGCAATGACAACGCCGTACCCGCTGAAAGCCACCATGCTGATCAGCCCGTCGGAAGAGTAAGGCGATAATGATCTGATCCGGGCGGTATCTGCCGCCCGGATTTAAAAAGGAGATCACCATGAAGAAAAACTTGATAATCACCATGATTTCACTCTTGCTCATTGCCGCCCTGGCCTGGGCCGCCGATACGACCTATGGCCCCAAAGTCTACAGGACCGACGGCGGCGACAAGGAGGTTATAGCCAGCGGCGGCACTCTTGACATTGAGTCCGGCGGCAACTTTCGGATTGCCGGGGCAAACGTGCTGCCGACGGCGGCACAACTCAATTACCTTTACGGAGCCAGCCCTGGCAACGCTGCGGCTAACAAGGTTGTTGTCCTCAGCTCTGCCGGCGCATTTAACGGCCTGGACATGACCACGTGGAAGGTCGGCGGAACTACGGTATCAGCCACGGCGGACCAGTTGAATTACCTGGCCAGCGTGACGCCCGGAACCTCGGCGGCCAATAAGGTGTTGACAACCAACGGCAGCAACGTTTTAACCTCGTTGACGTTGACTTCCCTGAATGTAACCTCCCCGGCCATAGGCGGTGCGAACATAACCGCGACAGCAGCAGACCTCAATCAGACCGCCAGCGTCATGGGCTCAAGTTCGGCTTACACCCTGGCTACGGGTGCCGCCGGCGCAAACTCACTGTCAATCATCTTCCAGGCCAAGGACAGCGCGGGCGCGAACGCCACGGCAGTACACCAGCTACGATTTTACATAGCCGATGATTCAGCCGGCGCAACTCCGGCAACAGCGGCGGCCAATGGCGGGCTTACGGTAAATGTGGGCGGGACGCTTAAAGTTCACAACGCGGCTCTTGACGCCGACTACGTGACCAATGCCAACGGCACCCTGGGCCTGACCCTCTCTCAAGCGGGCGGCGCTGCCAATTACAGTAAATACGGCGTGGTGGTTTTGCCAAGCCGCAAACTCAAGGTAAGCGACCTGTTCGATTATTTGGCGTATTTCCAGCTTTACCATTTATCACCTGCCTATAAATGCAATCGCCTATGGTGCATCTGATACAGGGGGCTTGCCAGAGTTCGCACCACATTCATATTACCCCTCATAAGAAAAACACCGCGTCCATTTCTACTTTCTTCCCGTTGTGGTCAAGTTTGCACTCCGTCTTTGCCCCGCAATCCAGGCAACGATAGATGAACGCCATTGTTTCAAACCGCCACAAATAGGTTTTGTCGCTTACGCATGTCTCGCAGACCATCATTTCACCTTCGGCCATACCCAATCAACGAAAGACATTATCTTTGGGTTACAGGAAAAATCATACGCCAAGAGCGCAAGTATGACCGCAACGGCAAGCCACACATTTTTATTGTTCGCAATGTTTCTGAACCATCTAAAGCTCTTAAACTCTTCGCAAAGCCCGCCGTAGCTCTCAAAGTGCTGGTCGAACTTCTCAATCAGATCATCCATTTTGCCGGACCTTATTTCATTGCTGGCCTCTATCCGCATGAGCCGCGTGTTGATGTTTTTCAGCTCGCCGTGGAACTCTTGCAAATAGGAACTAAATGCCTTCATGTCTACTTCGTTGCCGGTTCGTGTTGCTTCCAATGATGATACCCTCTCTGCAATTTTTGCAATACTAATGCCCCTATCCTCGTGGTACGGGCAGACAGGCCGTTCTTCCAATGCATTGTCCTCCTAAAGACCTGAAGCAAATCTAGTTGTTTGCCCTTCTGAATCTGCCTTACCACTTAGGGAGGAGGGGGCGCAGCTCGCTCCGCTAAAATCCGTTCTTTCTCGGCCATCATAGCCGCGTAGATTTCCTCATCCACATCGGCCATTAGCTTCTGTCTGGACTTCGTAGTTGAATAGTTTTTGTCCTGGTAGAACCTGTCGCCAGCTTCTGCAAGAACAATGTCCTTGAGAGCGGCAACAGTGATGCCCTTTTCCGCTGCCTTGAACTGAAAACCTTGAGTCTGCTCTGTGGTAAATGCCATGATATATCTCCTTTGTGTCAATACCTCAAAACCTGAACGGTATACGCCCCGTTTCCTGTGAATAAAGCATTTTTGTATGTCCAGCCGCGTGAACCGGCCTTGGTTGATAACAAGAGTGCTCCGGTGGCGGCGGGCATGGTCAAAACTTGAGCATCAATCTGCGAAACTTTACCAGTTGAAGGTGTCTGGTGGCTAATCCCTCCAAAAGATGATGAGACAGCATTTATCGTAGAGTAAGCAGTAGATGTCCCTGTTGAGGTTAAATCGTTACCAAAAGTGCCGGTATTTCCTATAAATGCCGCGATTTTGCCAGTTGTATATGTAGAACATACGACAGAAGTTTTTACCAAACTACCTATTGTAAGCCCCGCAACGCTTCGTAGGATACCAAAGCCATTCGTGCCCGCAGTTAGAACTGCTTGGTAGTCCCCCGCTCCTTGATCAACTATTGTCCACCCTGTTTCTTTTGTCCAACCCGTATCTCCGGCATCAAAATTACCATTTAGAAGGGCGGGGTCAGTACCGCCTATCTTATCAGTAAAAGCCTCCCCACTCGGAGCCGTACCACTGATGTGTGCCTCACCATAAAGCGTAGTCCCTGAAAACACCCGCACAAAGTGGTTGCCGTCCTGAAAGGCACTGAGGTCCTCGCCTACCGGGGCAATGAAGGCGTTTGCGGTCGTCAAATCGCCTAACAGATTCCCCG